TCGTGAACACCGCCACCTGGGCGCTGCCGCTTTATGAATCGTTCCTGGGCATCAAGCCCGGTGACGGAGATAGTGACGAATTCCGCAGACAGCGGATTCTCTTCAAGCTGCAGCACGTGGATGTGTCTACGAAAGATTTCATGAACTCCATCATCAATCTTTACAGTGTCGGCCATATCGAGGAAGTCAATGAGGAGTACTACTTCAAGGTCTACTGCATCATGAACGACAAAGATACCACGACCCTGCAGAAGCTCATCACGCAGCTCAACATCTACAAGCCGGCCCATCTGGGCTATGCCATCTATCTGGGCTATTCTTGGAACGGGAAGATCCACTGGGATGGCGAGGCGACGTTCTCGACAGCGACTATCGTATCCGGGAAAGGAGTGACGGCAAGTGGCTGAGTATATCAAGGAGAAGTGGTCAGCAGATTTTCCGGACCGGGCCGGGCAGGAAGTCCGGCCGACAGAAGCCGTAGAAAATACGCTGGATTATGATGTGCTTTTCCCTCAGTATCTTTCGGAAGACCCGGTCGTCTTCAATCAGCAGAACAGGACCGTGTCCCAGCTGGTCAGTAATGATGCCCGGCTCTATGAGCGAATTTCTGCTACGGCAGCCGACATCAATGCTCATCTGACCGATGCCAAGGCCCATGCCAGCGGCATCAGCGGCAATGCAGCCAGTGCGTCGAAGCTGCAGACGGGACGGAAGATTCACCGGGTGCTGTTTGACGGCACGAGGGATATCACCCTGCCGGATTTCAGCGGCTGCGGCGAAAAGACAGCAGGCCAGAGCGGCATGGTCCCGTCACCTTCTGCAGGGAAGCTGAATACCGTCCTGCACAGCAATGGCAGCTGGGGCAAGGTCACCTATGCCGATATGGACGAGGAAGCCGTGGCCAAGATCCAGGCATGCCCGTTCCCTGTCAATGCCATCTACATTTCTGCGGACGGGAAGAATCCGGCAACGTACTGGCCGGGGACGACCTGGGTGGCCTTTGCCATGGGCCGTTGCCTGATTGGGGCCGGGGCGGCAGACAGCGGAACCATGTACAAGGCCGGGGACAAACTGGGCGAAGAAAAGCACAACCTTACGATTCCAGAAACTCCGGCTCATGGCCATACGGTTGGAGACAGCGGAAATCATCGTCATTGGTCCTGCGGGGCATTGCCGCGCAACTTCCAGTGGGATGCCTGTGAAGGCAATGATGCACCTGTGGCCGTAGGCTATGGCGACGGCTGCTGGCATGGCAATCAGGTAGACGGGCATACGTCCTGGGATGGAAATCATTCCCACAGCCTTTCCCGGACGGGTGGCGGCCAGCCGCACAACAACATGCAGCCGTCCATCGTCGTGTACATGTTTCAGCGGACGGGATAGGAGGTGAGAAATATGGCTGAATGGTTACAGATGGCCGCATCTCTGGTATCGGTCCTGATGCTCTGCGGCGTTATCTTCAATTTCAGCGTCATCAAACCCTTAAATCAATCAGTACGGAGCCTGCAGGAGTGCATTGATCATCTGCGCAGGCAACTATCCGATACGGAATCCAAACGACAGCAGATGGCAGAGCGGTTGTCCCGGGTGGAAGAAGCTACGGGGCACGTGCAGCATCGCCTGGATGTGATTGAGCAACGGCAGAATGAGTAGGAGGTGAGGGAGATGAGCTTTTTTGTAGTGAAGAACCGGATCCATCTGACGCGGGGCGATTCAGCAGAATTCGACCTGACCATCCGCGACCGGGTAACGGGCAGTGTCTTTATCCCGGGGGACGGCGACCGCCTGACCTTTACACTGAAACGCTTCATTACGGATAAGGACCCTGTCCTCACGAAAACGCTGGGCCAGGGCATCCGTCAGGAGCAGGACAGCTGTGTTCTGGTATTCCTGCCGGAAGATACACGGCATTTATCCTGTGGCCGGTATATCTATGAAGTGAAGCTCGTGCGGGGAACTGGCTATACCGATACCATCATCCCGGCCAGGGATTTTTTCCTGGAAAGGAGCGTGATGGAGCGTGGCACAGAATGAAAGTAATTTAGCAGGCTTTGTTTCCCTACCTCTTAAAAGAAATTCTCTGGTCGGCATTCTTTCTATGCCGCAGGCGCCGTCCGAAGCGTACCAGGGAAAGCGAGTCACTCCAACGGCTCAGGAGCAGGTCATCACCGCAGACGGCGGGTATACTGCTCTTTCCAAAGTGACGGTGGCTGCCATTCCGTCGAATTATGGCAGGATCAGTTTCAATGGCTATGAATTAAAAGTCGAGTAAAGGAGCAATCAACATGGCGAAGAACGTAAAAATCAATTCCGTTATCTATGCAGAAGTGCCGCAGGTATCGATTCCCCTGGCAGAAGGGGAGGGCAGCGCGGTCTTTTATGATACCTCTGGCGCTACGGCCTCTTCCGGCGATATCCTGAACGGCAAGTCAGTTTTCCTGGGCAGCGGGTCTGTTATCGGGACGATGACTGACAACGGTGCGGTCAGCGGCAGCATTGCCAAAGCTGATGGCGCCTATACCATCCCGGCCGGCTTTCATAATGGCAGCGGCTCTGTGCGTATCAGCAAAGAAGAACAGGCCAAGCTCGTCAGCGGCAACATCAAGTCCGGGGTGACGGTCCTCGGCATCAGCGGCAAGTCCAGCGTAGTCGATACCAGTGATGCCACCGCCGCCGCGGGGACGATTGTCAGCGGTAAGACGGCCTACATCAATGGTACCAAGGTGACGGGCAGTCTGACGACCGTTTCCGTTTCCCAGGACAGCCTGACGAAAATCCTGACTGTCGAGTAAGGAGGGAAGGCCATGAAGGTAAATGTGACGATAGCCGGAGCCAGTTACAGCGAAGTGCCATCCATCCTGATTCCCCTAAAAAACGGCGGCAGGGCACGGTTCTGCGAAGTGTCTGACACAACGGCGAAAGCCGCCGATGTGGCTAAGGGGAAAAAGTTTTATACCTCAGAGGGTGAACTGGTGACGGGGACGGCTGACCTGTCACAGGCAGATGCACGAAAGACGATAACCCTGATTCAAAAAGAGCATCAGACCATTACGCTTACCTGCAACCATCCGGAGTTATCCTCACAAACAGACTCAGATGGAAATACCGTATATGCTACAACGTATCAGGATACCTTGAGCATCAACTTGAAAGCAGATACCGATTATTATGCGGGGAAAATCACTATCAACGGGGAAGAGCAGGAAAGCAGCAGTACCAATCCTCAACTTGCTTATATATCGGCACCCATCAGTAATGGCATGATTGTCAGTGCAACCGACGCCGCCCCGATTCCCACTGTTCCTTTTACAGATGTAAGCCTTACGATGACGGGACAGGGCACGCAGTGGCTGACTGGCCATATGCTTATGACGACGAAGCAATCCCCGGAAAGCCCTAAGATAGTCGGCGTGGGGGCTCTGGAAAATGGAAGCCGTAAAGGGCTGCTGTTCCTGTTGGATGAAGAAAAACGATATGCAGGTTGCAAAGTTGAACTTACGACAGGGACAGGAATATCGGATACCACAGAATTGTTCTATGAGAAAGATGATGATCTGGGGGTCATAATGATTGGGGAAATATCGGATGCTTTGTATTCCTATCTGGCAGAAGCCTCAGCAACAAAGGCAGAAGTGGTATTAACCATTAAGGTGGTGGGATGAGTTTGTTTGAAAAAGTGAATATCCCCGATTGTTTGGTCATCATTGGGCTGGTCACAGCCCTGATCATGGCCATTTTTTATAATCTTAACGAGCTGGCCATGTCCATCGCATCCGGCCTGCTTGGCTATATCGGCGGTACCGTAAAGTCCGCCGCCAACCAGAAAGGAGAAGATAAATCATGAAAGTATTCCTGAATCCCGGCCATGCGCCGAACGGCAATCCTGACCCCGGTGCCGTGAACGGAGAAACGGGGCTGCGCGAATGTGATGTGGCACTGGCTGTAGGTGAATCTGCGGAAAGCTATCTGAATGCCGCTGGTGTTGAAACCGAACTGCTCCAGTCCGACAGCCTGTACGATATCTGCGAAGCGGCGAACAGCAGTGACGCCGACATCTTCGTATCCATCCACTGCAATGCCGCTGAAGCCGAAGAAGCCAACGGCACAGAAACCTGGGCCTGTGCCGGCAGTTACCGTGGCAGCGTGCTGGCCAGCTGCATCCAGAGCCAGTTGGTAGATGCCCTTGATATCACCGACCGTGGCGTGAAAATCGCTACGCCCGGCGTCAACGGCCTGTATGTTCTCACAAACACGGATATGCCCGCCGTCCTGGTCGAGCTGGCCTTTATCACCAATCCTGGCGATGAAGAAATCCTTGCAAACGCCCAGGATGCCATGGCCAGAGCAGTTGCCAGGGGAGTGACAGATTATGAACAACTGATTCTAGGAGGTAAATGACTATGAACCGTGAAGAAATCAAGAAAGCCGTCGCCAATGCCGTCGTAGACTTTGCCAGAAGCGAAGCCGAAGCGGCCATCAAGTCCATCGACCTGGAGGACATCCAGAAGCTGGTGGAAGCGCAGATGAAGAACCTCACAGATCCGTTGGAAGCAGAAATCCAGACCACCACCAGCTGGTGGGTGAAGATTCGGAACAGGCTGTATATTACTTTGCTGCAGCAAGCGGTCAAGGCTATTGTGGCTGATGCAAAGCAGAAGATTGCATGAGAAAAGCCGATACGGAACATCGGGAAGGATGTTCCGTATCGGCTTTTTTTGTTTTTATAGTACTTAGTAATAGCCGTTCTGTCCTGTTACTCCTGAAGACCAAAAATTCAGGAGGTATCCATCATGACGGACGAACAGAAACAACAGATTATTGCTCTGCGCCGAGCTGGGGCAGGGTATGGTAGGATAGCGATGCAGCTCCAGATTTCCATCAATACGGTGAAGTCGTTCTGCCGGCGGCACAGTCTGGCGGCCAGAACAGATGGGGCAGTATGCGAGCAGTGCGGGAAACCCGTAGTCCAGAATCCGGGACGCAAGCGGAAACGGTTCTGCTGCGATGGCTGCCGGAACAAGTGGTGGAACACACATCTGGAGCTGGTGAAGCGGAAGACT